AACCATCACGGGTTTAATACTGGCAACCAAGTCGTCATCGCAGGCAATAGCGTCGGCAGTTTGAACGGCACGTATACGATCACCAGCACGCCGTCGCTGACCACGTTCACCTATGCGAACTCTGGCACGAACGCTACTGGCTCAGGTGGAACTGCAACTTCGGTGGCAGCGGAACTTCCGCCAATCAACAACCGTGGCGTCATCGTTACGCCTGAGCGGCACGCTGTTCTGATTGGTGCTGGTGGGAATACCCGACGCGTGTGGTGGTTGTCGCGTGAAGACTATTCTGACTGGGATGCCGCAGACCCGACAAATACCTCTGGCTATCTTGATCTTGATACACAGAACAAGATCGTCATGGCTGCTCCTGTCCGCGAAGGCACGCTGATCTTCACGGAAGACGAGGCATGGCTGATGCGCTACATCGGCCTCCCGTATGTATATCAGATCGAGCGCATTGGCTTTGGTTGCGGCCTGATCGCACCGCAAGCCTTTGCGACATTCTCTGGCCGTTGCATCTGGATGGGTCGCGAGTCATTCTACCTCTACGACGGCGGCACGGTTCGCCCGCTGCCGTGCGACGTTGGCTCCTACGTGTTTGACGACGTTGATCCGCAGGTTGGCTCGCTCTGGACGCACGGTTCCGAGAACAACATCTTCCCCGAAGTCTGGTTCTGGTATCCGTCAGAAGGATCGGCTGTCCCAGATCGCGCCGTTTATTTTAACTATGCGGAAAGCTGGTGGGGCATCACTGACACGATGACCAGAACGGCTGCTTGCGGTTCTGGCGTGTTCCAGTATCCGCTGGCGTCTGACGAGGCGAACGACATCTATCAGCAAGAGAGTGGATGGACGGCGGCAGGCACGCCGATCACCACTGGCCGCTATGCTGAGACTGGTTCCATCAACATCCAAAACGGCAACCAGATCACGCATGTCAGGCAGGCGATCACGGACAGCGGGTACGGCTACGACAGCACGCAGCTAACCTTCTTCTCATCGTTCACGCCAGAGGCAGCTGAGACGACAAGCGGCCCATACAATCCGCGTGCATCTGGCTACACCGACATGCGCGTCACGGGCCGCGACTTCCGCGTGAAGATTGCTGCGACCGAGGATGGCGAGTGGAGCATCGGTGAAATGCGTCTGGAAATTGTGCCGGGGGGTGGCCGATGATCGTTAATCTTCCGACGCCGCCTGCTGGCTACGACCGCGAGTATTTCCGGTTCTCCTTCTCTCTGCTGGAGCGGGTTCTCAGCCAGTCGATTGGAAGGCTTGAGGCCGTCGATGGCGTCCTCTTGCTTGCCCCGGATGGCGGCGTCTGGAAGGTGACGGTCGATAACTCCGGCAACCTGAACACTGAGTCGATCCCACTAGGCCAGCAGGGGGCGCCGAACTATTGATTGAACGTGAACACATGATCGCGCGGTTAGAGCAGGCGCTTGAGCATGGCGGTGGCACGTTCGCCCTCCACGATATTGTAGAGGGCTTGGAGCAGGGTCGGTTCCAGCTGTTCTGGAACGAGCAAGGATTGGCGGTTACGGAGATCATTCAGGCTCCGCAGAAGCGGTATCTGAATATCTTTCTTGCTGCCGGTGAGATGAAAGCTGTGTTAAAGTTGCACCGGAAAGTCGAGAAGTTTGCTCGAAAAAACGGATGCGACTTCATGCAAGCAACCGCCCGGAAGGGGTGGGAAAAGTTTGAACCTGCGTTTGGGTGGCGATCCACTCACACCGTTTATACGAGGCAACTCACATGAGCATGGGCGGCGGCGGAACTCAGACCGTAGTTAACAAGACAGAGCTTCCTGAATGGGTTCAGGAGGCCGGTCGGCGCAATCTGGCTGCGGCCTATGAAGTATCTCGCACGATGCCTGGTCCGTATGAAGGCCAGCGCGTTGCGTCGATGACGCCTGGTCAGGTTTCCACGATTGGAACCATCGCCAACAACTACGCCATGTCTCAACCGGCGTTCGCCTACGCTCAGCAGATGGCGGCGCAGGCTGGCGGTTATCAGCCGGAGCGGGTTCAGGCCGGCCAGCTGGCGACGACTGATCTGTCTCCATACATGAACCCCTACACCCAGTCTGTTCTCCAGACGTCGCTTGATACGCTCAATCAGCAGCGGCTCACCGGGCTGAACCAAGCGGCTGACGCGGCGATCAAGGCTCGCGCCTTTGGCGGGTCGCGTCAGGCGATCCAAGAGGGCATCGTCAATGCTGCTGCCCAGCAGCAGGCTGGTCAGCTGGCGGCGAACCTCATGTCGCAGAACTTCGCCCAGTCTCAGGCTGCGGCGCAGGCGGACATTCAGCGCCAGATGGCTGCTCAGCAGCTCAACCAGGCTGCGGGCATCTCCGGCGCCGGCCTTGGTCTTACTGGCGCGCAGACGCTTGGCGGTCTTGCTGGCGCTGGTCAGCAGAACTTCTTGCAGGGCGCGGCTGCGGCTCTTGCTGCGCAGGAGTCGATCCAGCAGCAGCAGCAGGCTGAGCTTGATGCGGCGCGGCAGGCGTATGCCGAGCAGCAAGCGTTCCCGGCCCAGCAGCTCAACCTTCCCATTCAGGCTCTTGGTCTTACGCCTTACGGCGGATCGCAGACGCAAACGAGCAGCGGCGGTAGTGGCTCGCCGTTGCTCACCGGCCTTGGAGCGGCCTCGACTGGCGTTAGCATCCTGAGCGGCTTGAAGTCTCTTGCTGCGCCGGCTGCGGCAGGTGCGGCAGGTGCGGCAGCTGGTGGCGGTAGCTTCCTTGGTACGCTTGCGAGTATTCTTCCGTTCTTGTCAGATGAACGCATGAAAACAGATGTCGAAAAAATCGGCAAGGACAAGGAAACTGGCGTCGATATGTACGCATATCGCTACAAGGGCGATCCGAAGACCTATCCGAAAGTCGTCGGCCCGATGGCTCAGGACATTGAGAAGAAGTATCCTGAAGCCGTTAAGGAAGTCGCTGGTCGCAAGACAGTCGATGTTCAATTCCCATCCATGCTGAAGGCGTTCAGATGAACCCGGAAGAACTCTTCGCCTCGATTGAGCAGAAGTACGGCCTGCCCGGTGGCTACCTTGGCAGGACGTACCAGATTGAAAGCGGCGGCGGTCGGAACCTATTCAATCCGGCATCTAAGGCTGCTGGCCCGTTCCAGTTTATTCCCAGCACGGCTAAGGCTTACGGCTTGTCCGATCCGTATGACTTGCAGGCATCTGCTGATGCGGCTGCTCGTCTGGCTGCGGCAAACCGCGCTGATCTTCAGCGCGCTGGAATTGAAAATCCGACTGCGGCGCAGCTCTATCTTGCGCATCAGCAGGGCGCTGGCGGCGCATCAAAGTTGCTGGCGGGCGGTGAGAATCCTGCGACTTCCATCGTCGGCAAGCGCGCTGTTCTCCTGAACGCCGGCAAAGAGGGCATGAGCGGTCCTGCGTTCGCCCAGCAGATCATGGCGAAGTATGAAGGTGTTCAGCCTTCCTTTGCGGCTCCGCAGCAGGGTGCGATTGACACCGCGCGCGAGCAGACTGCCGCTGTCGATACGGCTGCGTCCGTTGACCAGGCTACGGCTCAAGCGGCTTCTCAGTCCGCTAAGGACGAAGAGCTGTTCAAAAACTTAGGAAGGATGGGCCTGTCTCTGATGGCGGCCAATCAGCCGAAACAAGTTGGGATGCTCGGTCCCGTTGGTAATCGTCCGCGCCGTAAGGGTGATCTCTTTAGCGGCGGCTTGTTGGGGTAAGAAACATGGCTATCAGAGAAGACATCGCCGCGCTTTATCAGAGCATCCTTGGGCGCCCTGCCGACGAGGCTGGTCTGAATTATTTCACCAACGCTGTTACGTCCGGCGCTGGCACGCTGGCTGACGTTGCGCGCGATATGGCGGCTTCTGCCGAGGCTCGCGGGCTTCTCTCTCCGGCAACTCCGGTTGCGCCTGTCGTGCAGCAGCCTGTGGCTCCTGTTGCGCCGTCGCCCGTATCTCCCGGTCTTCTTACTGGCACGACGGCTCCTGCCGGCATGTCGGCTGATGCAGCTCGCAGCTTCGTAACTGGTCTTTATGGCAGCGATCTCTATCGCCAGCCCGACACGGCTGGCCTTGCTTACTGGACTGATCTGCTGACGAGCGGCCGCGCTACGCCGGCAGAAGTTCGCGCCGGCATCCTTGGCTCTGCTGAGGCTCAGGGCGCGCAGGCTGGTGTGCGTCCTATCCCGTTTGGTTCTCAGGCTGTCGGCGGCAACGTGTACGAGATGGCGCAGTACAATGCGCCGCGCAATCTCCCTCCGTCGATCCAGAACGCTTTCCAGCAGTCTTTGGATTACCAGGCTGCGCTTCCTTACCTGATCCCGCAGTTTAACCCCGCCGACATCCCGGCGACCTATCAGCAGATTGCGCAGCCGCGCCAGCGGCTCGACATTAGCAACATCACCGTGCCGCAATGGCTACAGGATGCTGCTAAGAAGGATCAGGCTGCCGCCGAGCCGGTTGAAGAAGGTGCGGAAGCCAAGCCCGTCGTTCAGCCTGCTGCCACTACTGGCGGAGTGACTAGCACAAATGTAGGCCAGCAGACTTCGACTGCCGGCAATGTTCCGTCTTGGATCACTAACGCCTACGCCAACTATCTCGGTCGTGCGCCGGAGGCTGCTGGCGCAAATTACTGGGCGCAGCAAGCGGCGGCCGGCGTGCCGATTGCCGATCTTGTTGCTACAATCGCGTCTTCCCCGGAAGCAAGGGGTCTTCTGGGGCGGTAAGCAAAGGAGGAGAGCATGAAATACGACGTCAACAACCCGCCTGAGTGGCTGGCTAAGATTTATCAGGAGTGCTTGGGGCGCCAGCCTGATGAGACTGGAATGTACTACTGGATCGGCGTCCACGACGGCGGCCAGTCCGTCCAGGCCATTTACGATGGCATTTACGCTTCCGAAGAAGCGCAGGCGCTTAGGAAGTAGGAGACTAAGATGGCGAGCTTGATGGACCTTCTCATGCAGCGCAAATCGCGCGGCTATCAAGTTGATGATAGCGGCCCTGGCGTTGCTGATCGCGTTCTCCAGCGCGAGCAGAGAGGGTATTCCGTCCAGTCGTCAGCCGCTGCACGTCCTGCCCCTGTTCCGCAGGGGCAGGCGCCTACTCCCGAAATCTGGGCTGCGCTGGATCGACTACGTGGCGCAGGCCCGATGAACTATTCGCGCGGACTTCCTGGCCTTGCTATTCCTGAAGCTCCGGCGCCTCTTTCAACGGAACTTACGCCCCCTCAAACCCAAGGCGTGCAGGTCCCGCCCAATTTGGGTCTTGCTGCTCCAGAAGCGCCCGCGCCGTTGTCGAGAGAGCTTATGGCTGCTCCGCGTATGGCGCAATCGGCAGCCAACGTCGGCCCTGTTAACATGAATGTCATCCGTGGCCTCAACCAATATGCCAGCAATATCGGATCGGCCATGCAGCAGGCGCAGCAATACGCCAACCAATTCGCAGGCGGCGACTTGAGCAAAGTCAGCGCCCGTACCTATCGCGACGAAGAAGGTAATCCGTACAACGATTACTACGTCAAAGGACTGCTCGGTTAAGGGGAA